GGTGAACCTGTAGTCCATAACAACCCCCAATCATTATTGCTTCTTTGGTGTAAAAAGAGACTTGATTTTACTCCAAATCTTGCCAATAGCTTTTTTAATTTTATCAATCATTTTTCTTTTCCTCTATTTCATAGAAAAACTTGTCGGTATCCTCTGTCCGCCAGGCTCTACTATCTTCAACGTTCCATTCAGATGTCTGCACTTTCCAATCAGGAGTCTCATCTTTTACAGTGAAAGAGGGGATATCCCAGATACATCGATTGTTTGGTTGTGCTGCAAAATTACCATCGTCTAGGGCAATAATGTGAGCGCACTTATGCTCGTGCGGAATCTCTGAATGATCAGTGTCAAGTATGTTAGCCTCTGGATGAGCAAAGTCAATAGTAAATAAATATTTTCCTGAGTGCCATTTTTTATCTTTTCCGATATACTTACCGGCTTGTGATTCTAAAACGTCCCAAGAATGAACAGAAGGATAATAAGAAAAACAATTCCAGAGCTGTAGTTCATCAAGTCGTCTTGTGGGCACGTCGGATGGCTTAAATCCCTTTTGAATAAACGCGCTAATTGGTAAGCGATAAAATATTGCACCGTTTTCCATAATAGCGTGCCATAAAATGCTACGTCCAGTAAGAGCTGATATACCAAAGATAATACAGTCTTCAACTTCTCCATGATGTTTTTGTAAGTCATATAAAAACTCTCTTCTTATTTGTGCATAGATAGGTGGTATGTTTGCATTTAAATACGCCATATTTTTTCCTCATTTTATTGTACCCCAATTTAATCCATATTCAAAGTCAACTTTGTTTTTAACTTTTAATGGGATAGCATTTTCCATTGTACTTTTAATAAGCTCTGCTTCGTGGTCCGTGGTCGAAAAACAAAGCTCATCGTGTATTTGTATGTGTGGTATTATACCCTTATCGTACAAATCTACCATGGCCTTCTTTGTCATATCTGCGGCAGATCCTTGTATCAATCTATTTAAAGCTTTGTAAGTAAACGCAGGTGTATAATATCTTTCAAAATAATCCATGTAGTTTGCATCTATTTTGTTTTCTTTATATTTATCTAACATTTCTGCTTTAAATGCCTCCATAGCTTGTTCTTTTGTATATAATGGCACTTCGTTAAATCTATTTATTTCAGGATTCCATTCTTTATTTGTTGTTTCCCACCTATCAAACCTACAGAATCTATCATATAATGTGAACAATAGTTTATTTTCTTTTGCAAAAGCTATCAGCTCTTGTGATAATTGTTTTACAAAAGGTACACGTCCATGATATTCGTTAAATAATTCTTTGGCTTGCCTTTGATCTAGACCTAACTCTTTCTGTAATTTTATCTTTCCCATACCATAGAAAAGACCTAGATTGATTGTTTTTGCCTGTTTTCTGGAGATATTAGCCATGTCAGCGACTATTTGATGAAAATCTGCATCATCCCTATCAAATTGTTCTTCGAGGCTCTCTGTGCCTGGTAGACCCAATTTAATCGCATAGTGAACTACAATACGAGGTTCTTGTTGTGAATAATCAAAACTACCCCACTTGTGACCTTCTTCCGGTATAAATAGCTCTCTCATTTTACTACCAATATAACCTTTGGCCGGTATCTGCTGCAGGTTTGGATTAGACATACTAAATCTGCCCGTAACTGTGCCACCAGTATCAGATCTAATTTGATTTATGTCTGCATGTATTCTGTCTTCATGCACGTATTCCAATAGTCCATCTATAAAAGTATTAACCGCTTTGTCATACTCTCTTGCCTTTGCAATCATGCGTAAACATTTATTGTTGTGCGTTCGTAAATAATCTTTTGGTAATTGTGGCATCTTAGATTTAGGAGTCACTTTGTAATCTTTTATATGTAAGTGATCTAATAGTTTTTTGATTGATGCTGCAGCCCAGATGTCGACTCTAATTGATGTCTTGCTTTGTATAGCGTTTATTATCTGGTCTCTACGTTTTTTAAGATGTCTTCCAAATAGGACAGCTTTTGACCGATCTATTCTAACGCCTTTAAATTTCATGTCAACCAAACATAAAAATAATTTTGTTTCTAACTCAAATATTTTTCTGCAAGTTTTTTGCTCTCCATCATCTTTTGTGTATAATACTTCGTCAATTTTTTTATCAAATAAATTCCATAATTTATAAGTCAAGTTCACATCTTGTTTTGCATACTCTTTTACAATAGATGCAGGAAGTTTATGCATATTAGTCATTGGGTCTTTGACTGTACCGCCAGACCACTCCATAGTTTTTTGTTGTAAATCATATTTATATTTTTCTTCGTTGAGATAATCTTTTGATAAAGCGTCCAAAGAATATTTAAATCTGTTTTCGTCAATAACAGATGCAGCTATCATGGTGTCAACAATTCTACCTTTGATCATCTTACCTGTCACAGCTCTTATCCAACAGACATCGTACATTGCATTGTGAAATACTTTAGTAATCTTATCATTTTGAAATATTTTATTATTTAAAATCTCCCATATCTTATTTATTCTTTGATAATCTATGTCAGTATCAGAGTGACGTAAGGGAAAGTATGCAAGGTCATTTTTAGTTGCAACAGCAATGCCACAAATAAAACCATCTTTACGTATGGCGCCAGATCCTTTTGTTTTAAGATTAGGATCGTAAGTTTCTATATCTATCGCAACTGTATCTATACCATTAAGATCTAGATCTTCTGGTGTATTACACATTATAATCTCTCTCCAATATCATTTCTAAAAAATGTATAGCTTTCAAAATATCTTCCTTTCCATTTTTGTCTCGATGACGTATGATATATTTTATAGCACAACCTTCAGGATATAACAACTCATTCTCAACTACAAACTTGCTTGGTTGAATCTTATACTTTTGATAATGATTGCCACCGTGTTGTTTGTCCCAAACATTTTTCTTTTTCATTTTGCTCCTAACGTATATTTACCTTGTGATGCTACAGTCCAACAATCAAACTTGCCTCTGCTGTACGCAACATATTTTAACCTGAGCTGTGTAAAGTAATTTTCTATTCTCGTTGAAGTTAAATCAACAATAACATTGTCAAACGTTAAACCTTTTACGGTATGTATGTTTGCATACTTTACTCTTACGTCACCCTCTAAGTTAAAACCTTTTTCTAATATTTTTTTAATATATAAAATTCTATCCGAATCTGTTTTCTTTCTTATTAATGCAAAGTCTAATTCATCTTTTGCATTTTGTTTTAGATATTTATTAGTTATTAAATAATCTATATTGTATTCTTTATCTACCCATTCCTCAAAAGTTTCCTCACCTTTACCACGCACTATCACTTTACTACCCATGTATTGCCAAAAATCTTTTATTTGTTTTAAAGGCAGCAACGCACCCTTAACAAATTTTGGCCATAGTTTGTGGCATCTTATTTCTTTCTTTGGTACGTGGGCCGTGTTCCCTACATGTGCAAACTCTATACCGTGTTTCTTAAAAAATTTTTTGACCCATGAATCTGATGGTGTGCCTCGATAAGTAAATAAAAAAGTTTCATTCGTATTTCTTATTTTATCTAGCAAAGTTTCCATAGCACTACATTTTTTATTTAAACTAGGTAGGTAATAATGATTGCCAACTATATCTGTTGGTTTCCATATTCTTTCATAACCATAGTATTCCCATATCGGTTTTATTATTCTTTTACACAAAGTGTTAATAGTTTTACCACACCTGTGCCCTTGATCTAATTGCTCTGCATCTCTTGATAATCTGTGATAATAATCTGCGTCTGATCCTGCAAACTCAAATATAGTTTGATCTGCGTCACCAACAAAATAATATTCTTTTGCATTTGTTGCCATTTTATCTAAAGCTTTTCTTTGTGGTACATTACTATCTTGCGCTTCATCTACTATTAGTGCGTCTATGTCTGGCTCTATGGCTTTATCTATAAACTCTTGTATCATGTCAGCATAGTCACAAACATGGTTATCTTTTTTATATTTTATATAATGTTCAACCATTTCCTCTATTGAGTTTAAACTGTATGGTTTATAAATTTCTTTATCACAAACTTTCCAATGTTCTTTTATAGTGTGTCCTCTGCCATGCGCATCCGCCAAGTATCTATAAAATTTATGTTTATCTGCATTAAACTCAGATTCATTTACTGTTTGTAATTTGAATAAAGTTTCTATTGTGCATAAGTTCTTGTGGTCTTCATAACTTAAAACTTCTTTTCTACCCACCAATCTGCTTTTACAATATGAATGAATCGTACAAATCTTATACTTCATGGCTTTTTTTGTTACGCCTTGCATCTCTGGTAGTTTTAATATTTCATCTCTTATTTCATCAGCTGCAACATTTGTGTGTGATAGTATTATTATTTTATTGTAAGAATATTTTTTTAAAAGTTCTGTATATTTCTGAGTGATAAATATGGATGTTTTACCTGTGCCTGGTGGTCCCGATATAAATTTAGGTTGTTTCACTTGTCACCTCCTGATACTCACCCTCTACTATTAAATCTTCCTTGTCTATTTTTTGATTTATTATACGCCATGACACACAAGATTTTGACCCATACTTGCCATGATTCTTTTTTGCTTTTAATATATTCTGGCATTTTATTACAAGATCTACACGCGCTAGATTTACTTTTTGTTTGTGTAAATAATCTTCAAACTTATCTAAATTAAATTCTAATATATTTTTTTGCACGTTGTAATATGGCATACCAAAATATGCTAATTCTTTTTTATTTGTATATGCTTTCTCTTCTGCAATATAATTTTTAAAATGTTTTATAAATCTTAAATCTTCTTCTGCCTCCTCTACATAGTTTGTAGATTTTTCTCTTGCTTCATACTTTCTACGCATGATCTCTTCAAAATCTGCAGCTTTCATTTCTGGTATCCACACAGATGCTTTACTAATTACAGAATCATAAAATAGTTTTTTATTTCTAAGTGTAGGGCCGTCAACTGTGATTGTTTTTTCAACGGCCTCACCCTGCACCACAGCATTTATTTTTACAAAATATCTATCGCTTCCATATTCTATTATCTGCCCGATAGATTGTTTTGCCTCTTCACTAGTGGCTTCTTGTACGCCAATCCAACTAAATATAGTTGCTATTGTTTTTGTAGAGCACCCAATAATCTCTGCGAGTTTTGGCATACCAAATTTTCTATTTGCTTTTTTATGTGTGGTTCCTTTTTTCTTTCTTTTTTCTGCCTCTTCATCTTTTGCTGCTATGGCTATCTTGTAAACAAAATCATCTATGTCATCTACATTCCACTCTGTGTGTTTTAACAATACTCCTGCCATTGCAGTGCAGTAATCATCTCTTTGTCCAGCTCCTGCATACGTAATACATAATGCAGCAGACAATGCTATTTTACCTAAATCTACTTTTAAATTACCTGGATATTCATCTATGCCATCATATTTAACCCACTTAACAACTTCGTTTGTTGTATGATATTTTGTTTCTGGA